ACTCCGCCCGCTGCCTGGGTGCCGTCGCTCGCGCCGTTGGCGTAAACGGCGACCGCGCCGCCCGAGCTGACGATGCCGACGACGGTGCCGGCGGCCAGCTTTTGGCCGGAGGCCACGGTGATTTCCTCGCGGCAATACTCGGGATTGGCCTCCCACAACACCGACTCAAAATTGGCTAAAACTTCGGTCAACGACATGATTGAACCTCCTGTTATTTTTCCTTGACGTTATTTTTTCGCGAACAAAGGCTGACGGAGCCGGGCGTAGATGGCCGACACGTTGAGCGACGGCAGCGCGGCGCTGCGCTCGGTGGTCGGCAGCTTGTTGTCGATGTCGATGTCGCGCGCCTTCAAAATTTCCAGCAGGTCGGCGCGCACCTCGTCGAGCGCGAACCCGGCCTTGATGTAGCGGTTGGCGCGGTCGGGCAGGCGGGCGGCGACGCACGCGGAGCGGATCTCGCCCGCGTCCTTTAGCCGCTCGCGGACTTCGTCGGGCGTTTTGCCGCCCGCCAGAAAATCCCCGGCCTGGTCGGCCACGCCCGCCGCTTTGCACAATTCGGTGATCTCCAGGGCGGCGGCGCGGGTGTCTTCAATGATTTTCGCTGCGATCGCCCCGGCGTCGGGAGCGGCCGCCACCGGAATCACGACGGCGGTCGGGGCCGGCTTGATTAAAGCGTTGACGCGCTCCTGATACTCCTCGGGAATCTTCGGAGCCTTGGCGAGCATCGCGGCGTCGAGCGCGGCGGCGGCGCGAAACCCCTCGATCTTGCTGTCGGCGAAGCCAAACTCGATAGCCTCGTCCGCGTCCATCCAGAACTCGCTGTCCATCATCTCGATGATTTCTTTTTCCTCGAGCGGGGTTTTCCATTGGTAGGCGGCGACGATCGAGTCTCTGAATTTGTCCATTACGTCGGCCTGCTTGCGCAGCTCGGCGGCGTCGCCGAGGACGATCGTCCACGGGTTGTGAATCATCATCAGGCCGTTGTCGGCGATCCGCGTCGGGTTACACGCGCTGGTAATGATCGTCGCGGCGGACCACGCCGCGCCCTCGATGAGCGCCTCGAAGGTCCGGCCCTTGGTCGTCTGCTGGTCGCGGATAATGTTGGCGATATGATTGGCGGCGGACACGTCGCCGCCCGGCGAGTTGATATGCAGGCGGACGTTTTTAATCGACTCGGGCAGGCGGTTGAGTTCGTCCAAGAATCCCTTGGACGTGACACCGAAATCCCAATGACTGTCGATCCAGTCGCCGATGAAGTCGTTGATGTAAATGTCGGCTTCGCCGGCGGGCTCGCCCTGCGCTTTGATTTCCCATTTCATTTTCAAACCTCCATGCAAAAAAAAAGGCCCCGCCGCCGGTTCAAAAAGAATCGACGCGGGGCCTCTACATCTCGGGCCGAGAGCAAATGTGGTGGTCGTGTGTCTAGCGAGACATTCTGGCTATTCGCACTCCTTCTGTCAATCGCGTCTCGACGTGGTTGTCCGAGCTCGCGTTATAAGACACGCGCGCGGGCATCCCCGAATGGCGGTCCATCGTCACGGTCACCTGTATTTTGGAGATCGATTGATCGCACTCGATGGCGTCGGCGTGGCGGTTTAATTCCGCGCTGACGGCGTTCTGAATGTGGATGATGCGTCGGCTCATGCGTAGTGCGCCGCGTTCACCCGGCGAAAGGCGCGGGCGCGGTCCATCGCGGCGGCCTGCTCCTCGGCGGTCATGTCGGCGGCGACCGGATCTCCGGCCGGATCGGCCAGCTTGGCGCTGTGCGTTTCGTAGGTGAGCCCGAGCGATTCGGCGCGGCGCTTGTCCTCGGCGTTCTGTTCGTCGATGGCCTCGGCGTCCTCGCCGCGCTCGGCGGCAACCCCGGATCTTGAATTGAATCCGGCGGCGACCTCGTCGCGCAGCGCCTGAACGTCCTGCACCGGTTGGATATAGGCCCACCGCTGGGCGCGCCAATCGACCTGCTGATACTCGGCGCGGCGCTCGGCGTAGCCGGGCGCGGCGAGCGCGCCGGAGAGCACGGCCATGTCCATCCACGCGCTCCAGATCGGCGCGCAAACTTGCGGGATCATCAGGTGCCACTGCGACTGTTCCAGAATTCGGTGAAACTCGTTCAAGATGACGCGCATCAAGCGGTCGTTGACCTTGCTCATGTCGCCGGACAAAAATTCGTAGGGAATATCGAGGGCCGCCGCCGCGCCCATCAACTGCTGGCGCACAAAGTCGGCGTAGCCCGAGCCGGTGTTGTCGCCGTCGAAAAATTTGAGATCCTCGCCCGGCAACATGGTGACCATCGAGCCGGGCTGGACGGTCATCGTCGGCACGCCGTCGGCGTCGGGATCGATCGGATCGCCGCTGAACGGATCGAATTTATAATCGTCGTCGGCGTAGGCCGCGCGGGTGATTGCCGCCGTGTACGACGAGCGGTTTTTCTTGCGCACCAGCTCGGCGTCGTCGTAGTCGTCGAAGTCCTTGGTCTTGATGAGCGCCTGAACAGTCCACGGCACGCCGCGAATCTGGCCCGGCCGCAGCGGCGCGAAGTGGTGAATCACCGAGGCCGCGGGAACGGGCACCAGCTCGAGCAGGCTCGCCGTCGGGAATTTTTCGCCCGGGTGCTGGCGGTACATCCAATAGGCGGTGCGCGCGCCGACGCCGTTGAACTCGATGCCGGCGCGGATCGTGCGACCGCCGGTCGGCAGCGCTTCGTTGGTATTGTTGGGACAAAACTCGGGCTCTAAAAATTGCAGCTGCAGCGGCACCGGCAGGCCGTCCGTGAGATTGCGCGGGCGGAGCCGGATGAAGATCTCGCCGCCCTCGACGCGATTGCGCGAGGCGAGCGATTGGAGTCCGTAGAAATCGAGCACGCCGTCGGCGTCGGCCACCTTGCTCCACTGGTCGAACAGCGCGTCGGCCGCCTTGCGAAATTCTTTATCGGGCGCGCGCGAGCGCGGCACGATGCCCGTGCCGATCTCGTTCGACACCCAGGAGGCGATGCCCTTTTTGATCCAGCCGTTGTTGCGCGTGGCGTCGCGCGAGCGCGACCGCACCAGGTCGAGGTCGTTCAAGATCGCCGCGTTGGGTCCGGGCGAGCCCGGCATCCACATGCCGAGCCGGCGCCCGGCGGCGCCGGCCTCGTAGCGATTGCGAACGCGGAGGGTCTGCTTGCCGACGGCGGGCGACTTCGTAATTTTCTTTTTCTTGTTACGCGGTTTCGTCTTGGTTTTTGTCATAGTCGCGAGGCGACCGGATGACCGCATCCGGGCATTTCTGTTTGATCCGCTCGACGGTGTGCTGCTGGTAGGCTTGCGCCGTGTCAAACTCCTGGCCGCTATGGGTAATGATTTTCGTCGTCATAGGCCGCGTTTGAATCTCATTAGGAAAAGGCGAGGCTTGCCGCGCAGGCGCACTTCGCCGACGGGGGTCGTGTTCGCAATATCCAACTCCATCACCGGGCGCAGCTTCAGCAAGGAATCAATAGTCGGGTTGGCAAAGGCTTGCGATGCCTCGCCCGCACTCTGCGAGTCGACCCGCTTGCCGTCCCGGATGTCACGGATCGCCTGATCGAGGTCGTCAAGGTCTGCTTGGGTGTAAGGCATATTGGGTCAGTTACTTTTGGAAACCACTCCTAATGGCACCATACCGATCTTGCGCGAATCGCGCAATGAGTTTCGCGAGCCGATAACTATGAATTGACAAAAAAGATAATAAGTATTTATATAATAATATAACTATTGGTTAACGGAGCGTGCAATGCTGTTCAAAAGCGTGAAATTAGATCGTAAAGAAGAGGCCATAATACGGGAAATCCGGGAGATGTATAAGGCGCTAAAAATACACCTCTCCACCCCTGCCCGTTGGACCGGCATTTTGCGCCGGGATACGTTCGCCCGCGCGATCCGCGGTTCAAACAGCATTGAGGGTTACGTCGTGAGCGTCGAGGACGCCGTTGCCGCCATTGAAGGCGAACAGCCTTTGACGGCGAACCCGATCTCATGGGACGCGACAACCGGTTACCGAAACGCGATGACGTATGTCTTGCAGCTTGCCAAAGACCCCAATTTCAAAATGAGTGAGGGGTTTTTACGCAGTCTGCATTACATGATCATCCACTATGATCTTCCCAAGCATCCGGGAAACTGGCGCCCTGGAGATATATGGGTCCGCGACGAAGAAAAGGGAGAAAACGTTTACGAAGCTCCTCCTCGTGAGGATGTACCGACGTTGATCTCCGAATTGATGGAATATCTTTCCGGGACCGAGGATGAAGACCATATCTTAGTAAAAGCCGCGATGGCGCATTTGAATCTTGTAATGATCCATCCCTTTTCCGATGGCAACGGACGAGTCGCGAGGTGCCTGCAGAGCTTGGTAGTCGCAATGAAGTCAGGCATCGGCGATCCCAATTTTTCTTCTATTGAAGAATATCTCGGCAGCGGCAAGAACACCCGAGCATACTACGATGTGTTGGCGGCAGTCGGAAAAGGCTCGTGGAATCCAGGCAATGACTCCCGTCCCTGGATTCGGTTTAATCTACTCGCTCATTATCGCCAGGCCGCCACACTTCTTAGGCGGACCCGTCTCATTGCTAAAGTCTGGGCCTACTTGGAGGAACGCATCAAAAAATCTGCTTTGCCAGAGCGCGCGATTTATGCGCTAGGAGATGCTGCAATGGGCTACCACGTGCGTCCGGCAAGATATCGAGTCAATGCAGAGATCAGCGACGTGCTAGCCAGTCGCGATCTTCGCGACATGGTTAATGCCGGATACCTGGTACCGCAGGGAGAACGCCGTGGAAGAATTTATCTGGCCTCGGGGACATTGACGGAAGCTGTGGCAAAAATCAGATCGGAAGAACCAACGCAAATACCGGATCCCTTTGCCAGTCCAATCAGCGAACGCGGAACTACGCCAAGGAGCGAAGCAGATAAAAAATCGGAGGAACGCCTGCAACCAGAGATACAGCAGAAAGAGATTCGTGAAATCATTAAAGGAATCGGTGATATAAATAAAAAGTAAGCCTTGTGAATCACAAACGCCGCCGCCCGCCCAATCGCCGCGCCGGCTGCGGCATGTGCAAGCCGCAGAAGCTGAGCCACACCAAACAAGACGTCATCGCGGCTTTGGCAAACTGAGAGCCGAGATTCATTCCCGCGCCGATTTGACCGCGTTTCGTGTAGGGTCTTCAGATCGCTTGGTGACGTAAAAAACTTCGGTGTTGCGGTCGATCTTTATCACGACCTGCGCGGCCTCGTCGGGGAGACAGTTGTGCTGCGCGACGAACGCCGCCAAAATCTCCACGCGCTGGTCGATGATCTGCCGATAGCGCGCCAAGAGTTCGGCGCGGACAAACGGCGTCAGGTCGAAAAGGTCGGCTGGCATGGTCCGCTTATACCACGAACGCTCGCCTGAACGCGCAGATGTTACGTCGTCTTACGTGTGCTAAGCGGCAAGTTCAAAGAATGCGTCGTCCCATATCGGTCCGTGATCGAATTTTATCACACCGCCATGACCGGTCTTGGTTTCGGTCGCGGTGTTGGTTTGACGCCGGAATCCTCCAGGCCAACGTGCCGGTGTGGGTGTGGCCGGCTCGTTTTCGACCGCAAAAAATGGGCGACTCCCGGCTGTCGAACAAAAATCCGGCGCGAAAAGGTCCGTGACCTGCAAAATGGCGGGCTGAAACTATTTGATTTTGTTGAGCCTAGACTGCGTCAAAATCGGCGAGGTGGGCCATCACCCTTAACCGCTCGGCAAGGTGCGTCAAAAGAGCTTTGAAATCGAAATGGGCTACGAGATCTTCAGGGAAATGCGAAAGCGGAAACTGCCGCCCAACGAAAAGCATGTTTGGACCGTACTGGGCGATCACGCGCACGATAGTGACGCTTGCGGAGCATACCCAAGTCAAAAGACCCTGGCTCAGGAAACGGGACATGTCCGGCAGTCGATTATGCTACACATGATGATCAACTCGAACCCCGTGATCGCGCAGGAATTCGACGCAACGCTGAAACAGTTTCGCCGCATGGTCGTGCGCTGGTTTATGCACCTATGGCGCGCGCGAAATCTATCGCGATGGACGCCGAGAAGATGAAACTCCAGGGAAGGTTGGTGGATGGTTGTGGAGAAAGACGACCGCCGCGGCCCGGAGCTCGAGCGCAGCCGTAAACACTCGCGTTCTCTCCCATTGTTTTTATGAAAGCAATGTGCGAAGGATTCTCCGCAAGCCACGCCGGTCCGCCCCTACTTTTGCCATATAATCAAGTTGCTTGGTGATTTCGACAAGTGTCCGGTCGGCCGAGAAACCGCGACGTCGTCAGATAGAGTGGAAATCATTGAAACTCGGACGATTTTGGCGGGGATTAAAAAAGATCCGGAGTTGATCGACATGAAGAATCAGTTGCAACAGCTCCTGGGAGATCTTATAGTCACTCTCCCGACGGCGACCGAGGATGGGTAAATTATGATTTTTTTAATCGATTATGACCGTAAAAAGGGGAAACTGAGGGATTTCCGAGAGTTTACCGAACTTGATCGCCCTCGTGCGGAATATGAAAGACTCCAGATCGAACTCGGTGATAAATTAGCGGTAATGTCAGGGGCTCGGGAGGTCGTGCTACTTGAAGCCGAGGACGTAAGAACGCTCCATCGCACGCATCAGCGATACTTTCAGTCTGCGCGAGATATCGTAGCATCCATGATGGATCCCGAACCAGCGCACGACTAAAAACCTTTAACTCAGAAACATTTTAAAAGGGCCAAGCCGCGAAGGTTTGGCCCTTTTTTTTGGGGCCTCCCTACAAGACGTGCTCGGTCATCGCGGCTTTGGCAAACTAAGGAACGAGATCCATTCCCGCAGCGATCTTGTAGGGGCGGACCTACGTGTCCGTCCCGCCACTACCCGAGTCTGAACCGAAATCGCTGCTACTAGAAGAATCGTTCGTGGATGAATCGGCTGACTCCTGCGTCGGGGAGTCGCATACTTCGAAGCTCGCCGAGGCTCCAGCCCCACCAAACCTCCCGTCGTGCTCTGCCAACGGCTCCGGCTTACATTCGGCCGGCGCCGGATCGCGCGTCAGACTCCCGATCGCCATCCCTGTCACCAGGGCACTCATCGTATTATCTGGCTGGTCAGCCGGACGGATTTCTTGAAACGGCTTTACTGGTGATAGGATCGTGCGCGACGGCGAGCGTTTCGGTGGCGGATTATACTGGTAGGGATTCTTTTGACCTCTTTCCTCGTCCTGCAGCATCCGGCGCCCGACCTGGCTCAATCCGGTGCCGTTGCAATGGCGACATTCGTTGCGGCTGATCCAAGGAAAAGGTCGCACGCTACCGCGCTCGCGGCAATGCGTACAAGAGGGCAAATCAAATCGTACCATTAGCATTCCTCCCGTAGGGGCGGACCTGCGTGTCCGCCCCGCTATGATCGTTCACGGTTTTAACTCTCGCTCTTATCAGTCATCAACCCGCGCTCCTTCGCCACCCGCCTGCCAAGCTCGATTTCCTTGGCCGTCAGCCGGCATTGAGGCCCTCAATGACCGACCCAGTAGATTTTAGAGTCGATCTCCCAGTTCTTTAGCATCCGCCGCTTTCGAAACTGGTGGTCCGAAGGACCTCGCGGACACACCCGGATCATTGGCACCCCATTTTCCGTCAAAACAATAACGCTCTCGACATATAGGTTCGACCAGTCATCGCCCTCGAAGAAACGTTGCCGCTTCATGGTCTCCTGGTCTATGGCTTCGCCTACCGTCATCTTCGGCGGCTGGCGCTCCGGTGGCTTCGGCGGCTCGGTCGGCGCGGCTCTCATCATTTCTCCTCCACGATTTGGTTGCGGCCCGGCTCGTGCACTGCGCCGAGCAGTAGATCCTGCCTTTGTGCCGGCTTGCTACAAACCACGTCCCGCAGGGCTCATCGCTTCGAGGGGCTGGCGCTCGGCATTCACGCAGCAGGTGTGCCGACTGGCTTACGATTTCAAAAAGCCGCGTACTTGCCATCTCGTGCCAGTCGTGGCCACCGATCAGGACATAGCGCTGCTTTGAATCGCACCAATTGAGCCGCGACGCAGGGGCTTCAATTGGCTTTCGTAGGAGCACCTTGGAAAGAATCACACTGAACGCCTTTAGAATCTTGGATATTTCTTGCTGGGTAGGCGGTTTCTCCAAGTGACCAGGCATATCATCGCAAAAACAGCGCAGCTCCAACTTGACGTTTTCCCAGTCCCCCGGCGATTGCAGCGGACGATTTAATAGCTCAAGCGCCCAGCCGAGCTTATCCTTCGCAGTCGTACCCACACGGTTTTGAATAAACCTTATTGATTGTTTTAATTCCGCGGTCTCCATTTTGACCTACCTGTCTTCCGTCGCGCCTGCCGCCTGCTGTTTCATGTGCCGCGCGTACTCAAGCAACCACTGCGCGACCGAACCGCCGCGCGTCAGCGCACCTTTCCTGATGAGATTGGTCACCATCGGACGAGAGACGGCCATCAACCGCGCAAATCTTTCCTGCGGCGCGGGTTTCCGCGTAGGGCCATTTCTCCCTTTTTTCGCCGCGCGGCTGGCACGAACCTTTTCCACTTCCGCGCGGGTAAAAAGCCGTTGATGGTTTAGCCCGACGGTTCGCGCCGCTTTGAGTTTTCCCAATCGCGCGAGCTGACGCACTGTATCGGAGCAAATATCAAGCTGTTTGCCAACTTCCCGGGTGGTTAAATATTCCATGGCTGCCTCCTATTTTTTTTTGTT